TGTGACCCGGCGGGTAACCAGCGCAACCAAGTTAGCGCGACAACGCCGTTCGAGATTTTGCGCAAGGAGGGGTTCACGCCCCGAGCTGGGCCAAGCGATCTTGACACGCGGCTGGGTGCCGTTCGGCGTCCTCTCAATCGTATGGTCGAGGGAAGGCCAGGCATGCTGATCAATGCCGAGTGCACTACGTTACTTGAGGGCTTTATGGGCGGGTACAAGTACACAACCCATGACAAAAGTGGCGAGCCTCGGGATGTGCCGGATAAAACATTTGAGTCGCACGTACATGACGCCTTACAGCATGGGCTCGTCGTTTATGAGGGGCCGCAGCTGGCCGGCAAAGCAGGCCGGCGGTGGGGCAGTAAGCAGCACAGCAAACCGTTTAAACCCAAAGGATACAACGCATGGAAAGTAGGCTAGAAGCATCGATGAAGCCAGAGTTTGCGGAAAGCTTTGAGCACTTATTTGATTTTATCTACCAAGGTGACGCTGAAGCCATTCGCCTTAGCGTAGAGCTGCTTAATGTCATTCATGCTTGGGATGATATAGTAGACGGTGACTCGGTAAGTGTGGATCGCATAAACGCTGCGTTTGCTGGCGCAATGTTTGAGTTAAGTAGTTCTTGGTTATGGGATCCTGGAGCAATCGCTGTAGCGAGAGTACAGTATGCTAAATGGCGAGCGTATAATATGATCGAACAAGATGAGGATGCTACACCGCAGAATAAAGCGGTTGCTTACGTGTACCGCGCAGGATTTTTTGACCTTTTCTATTATTTCGCATATAAACTGTACGGTATGGAATGGGTCGAAAGTATCTCGCCAATTATTGCAAGATGCTATGGAGAACCCGTAGATACGTACCAATTGGAATTTTGGAGATAAATCATGGCAGATCCTATAACAGCGGCGGTAGTGGGCGGTACTTTGTTTACTGCTAGCCAAGCGCGTAGCGCTCGTAAATCACAAGAGCGCGCGGCACAACAAGCGCAGCAGCGAGCCCAACAGCAGGTGCAACGTCAAGAAGAAAGAGCGCAAGCTACGGTAGCGCAAGAAAGGCAGGAAGAAGAACGACAAGATCAGCGTCGGCGGCGTCAGCTGCGCGCTAGCTTAGAACCTTCGGAGTCATTGTTTTCTGTTCTTGGGTCAAGCCAAGCTGGCTCTGGCGCCGGCAGCCGCAGCACACTGGGGTAATTTATGGATGCGCGTGAAGCTACTTCCCGAGTGGAAGGAATGTTTAGTCGCCGCACGGAGTATGAATCTCTGTGGGAGACAGCTTACAAGTACATTGCGCCCGAGCGCGCACTGATTTACACCCGTGACAAACGCACGCCGAATGAGATTCAGGATGAGGTGTTTGACTCAACAGCGATTGATTCCGCTGAACGTCTGACTAATCTCATTGTCTCTGGTCTTGTGCCACCGTGGCAGCGCTGGTTCCGCGTCTCGCCGGGATCTGGTGTGCCTAGCATTGAGGATCGTGAAGCGTTGCGCCCTGCCCTGCAGGTGATTGAAGACAATATGTTCTCGTTGCTTTCACGCTCAAACTTCTATCAAGAAATGCAGCCAGCGATCTTGGATCGCATTGTTGGCGGCACCGGCGCGATTATGATGAAGCCAGACAAAGACAATCAGCGTCTGCGCTTTAAGTGTGTCCCGCTGGGCGAGCTGGCTATTGACGAGGATGATGGCGGCAACATTGTCAGTGTCGCACGTAAGTTTAAACTTAGCATCAAACAGATGATCAAAGCTTATGGCAACAAAGTGCCTAAAGAACTTCGTGATATTTCTGGCGAAAAGCAGGGCAAGCCTGACCAAGACATCATTGCGTTGAACGATGAAACGGCGTCAGGGCTATGGTATTACGCTGTTATCCATAAAGGCACCGGCGCTAAGCTTGAAGAAAAGACAACCAAGAACCCTGTGTTTTTTGTGTCGCGTTGGAGCAAAGTGCCAGGCAGTGTGTACGGCCGCGGGCCGGGGTTACGCGCGTTGTCCGATGTTCGCGCGCTTAACAAGATCAAAGAGCTACAGCTGAAGAACGCGGCCAAAGCGGTCGCTGGTATTTACACTGTGGTAGATGACGGTGTAGTCAATCCGTACACACTGACGTTTGAGCCTGGCACGTTTATGCCTGTTGGCAGTAACGACCGGCAGAACCCAACGATTGCTGAGCTGCCTGCGACAGGTAATTTTGATGTGTCGTTGTTTACGATTGAGGATTTGCGTAACAGCATCCTTGGCACATTCATGGCTGATAACTACGGGCCGTTAGATCGCACGCCGATGACGGCCACGGAAGTGCAGGCACGCACACGCATTATTGCTCAGGACATGGGCGCGACTATTTCTCGCATGCAGCAGGAGATGCTGTTCCCAATTATCCGCGCTGTGTACAGCTTTATGGCTGAGCTTGATCTAGCCCCTGAGGAATTGGATCTGAACGACGAGGGCTTGCAGCTTGAGTTTGTCAGCCAGCTAGCACAGGCCCAGCAGGCGGTGGACGAGCAGAACTTGCTTGAGTTTACGCAGACCGCTGTGTCGTTTGGTCAGGTTGATCCCAAGGCGGGACTGATCATTGATGTGCATAAGGCGCTTGGCAAGCTTGCTGAGATCAAGCACATTTCGCCGCAGGTGTTGCGTACGCAACAGGAGATTACCCAGTTGCAGCAGCAGGCTGCACAAGTACAGGCCCAAGAAGAACAGCAAATGGGAGCTGCCGATGGGATGGAATGAATTAGAGGGCGCTAACGCCAAAGAAGAAAAACAGACACACCATGAGAAACAAGAAGAAAGCATACGGGCGTTGCGTACAGCATCCCGTACTGCGGTTTCTGGTGATAAGCAAAAACCCCTACGTGAATATCTTTTAACCAAGGCTCACGCTGTGAGCTATTCCCCCAACGCAGCTCCCGGAGACGTGGCTTTCTATGAAGGTCAGCGGTCGATGGCGCTGCAGATTCTTAAACTAGCAGGAGAAGTATGATGGATGATGAGGCACAAGTTCCCGAGGAGGGAGCCCCCGAGTCCACAGTGGCTGAGAATACACAACCCGAAACTACGGAAGCACCTAAGCAGCCTGAGACTTTGCTTGATGGCGTCGAGGCTGCAGAGCCTGAGCAGCAAGAGGATCTGGTCGATACGCCGGAAAATCCTGACGCCCGGCCTGAATGGCTGCCGGAGAAATTTAAAACGCCTGAGGATCTGGTCAAAGCGTACAATGAAATGGGCGCTAAGATCCGCGAGAAAAGTGAACCGCCGGAAAGCTACGACATTAAGGTTGGTGATTCTGAGAATCCTGAAACTGTCGAGTTAACTGAGAACGATGTCAGCGTATTTAAAGACGCCGGTTTAACCAACGAGCAAGCGCAAAAGTTAACGGAGTATTTCTACGACAGCGTGATGCCTGACATTATTGAGGCTAAGGCTGACATAGAAAAGCAACGGCTGGCGCAGGAGTGGAACCTTGGTGCTGATAGCAATGAATTTACTCAGCAGCTAGCTAAGGTTAAATCTTGGGCACAGCAGAACATGCCGGAAGCGGCGGTTACTGAGCTGTCTCGTACTGCCCAGGGGGTTGCCACATTGGCAAACTTGATGGAGCAGGGCGCGGCGTCACATCGTGTTGTTGGTGATAATTCAAACCAACGCATGGACAAGCAACAGCTGAATGATCTGATGAACGATGATCGTTACTGGAATGGTGACGAAGATTACCGTGAATATGTGCGCCAGCAGTTTTCTCGTGCCTTTGACTAGAGGATTTAGAAATGCCTAAAACAGGACTGTACGCAAACATTCACGCTAAGCGTAAACGCATTGAAGCAGGGTCTGGTGAGCGCATGCGCTCGCCGGGTTCCAAAGGTGCGCCTACTGACAAAGCGTTCCGTGAATCTGCAAAAACTGCCAAAAAGAAGTAACGATTGGCATAATTCTTGACAGGAAAAGGGACTGGGCTTATGCTCAGTCCCTAGAGGATGCTGAAGGTTTACCCGCGTAGCGGCCCCGGATAGTCCTAACTGATGCTGAAGCTGGCCCCGTATTGGCTCACCCGGCGCAGGCACAAGGTAATAAACTTTTATCTTTCTGTGTATGGAGAACTGAAATGTCTACAACTGTACCTGTCTCTTTTATTGAGCAGTACGAGGCCGAGGTCAAGCAGGTTTATCAGCGTGAAGGTTCGCTGCTGCGTGGCGCGGTTCGTACGCGTACCCAGGTTAACGCCGAGCGCGTTTACTTCCCTATCCTTGGCAAAGGCTCTGCTACCAGCAAAGCGCGTCATGCTGACGTTACGCCGATGGATCTCGAGCACACTCGGGCATTTGCTGAAATGTCTGATTT